CCTCTTACGATACTGTTGTATCTTCTATTGGAGTAGAAGATGATATCATAAAAGTATATAAACCAAGTGGTTCATTGTTTGATAAACCTATTCTTGCATGTATTGTAAAGAATGCTTACAAAGGTGACACTTACCAACAAGTAAAAGACACTTTATACTCTATAGATGATGTATCTACAATGAGAGCAAATGCAGCTGGGCCTATCGACCACGAAGAAATGAAAAAACAAGGATTGGTAGAAGGTAAAGATTATGTACTAAGAACACCAAACTCATATTATCCACTTAAAAAGAATGGTGAGTTTAATAGGATTGCATCTGCAAATGCAATACATTCTGTATTGATAGGATATAAGAGAGGTAGGTTCACTGGAATGATTGGTGCAAGTGGTTGGATGGAAAAGAAATCAAACCAACCTAAGTACGAAATACTAAAAAACATTGCAGTACAAAATGAGAAAGCATTAAAGAAAGGTGTTCCAGAAGTATGGAAACTACAAAGAAACTTTGCAGATGAATGTATTGAAGAGAAATATCATATAGGTGGAGCTCCAATTACAGCTTTATCTGCAAACAAATACTCAAGTGAGGGGACAGCAAAGATGTCTGCTCATGTTGATGGTAAAGATTTAGAATTCGGATTAACCACAATGTGTGTTTTTCGAATCGGAAATTTTGGGGGTGCATATCTATGTTTCCCAAGATATGGGATTGCAATTGAAGCTGACGATGGTGATGTTTTAATTGCAGACTCAAATGAATTGCATGGGGTAACTCCAATAACAGGTGATGGTATTAGATTGTCATGTGTTGCATATTGTGATGAACATGTTGCAACTAAAGGACAAGCTGGTAAATCAGAAAAACCTATTGGGCCACATGCAAGTAAGTATGAAGAAAAGGGAAGTTTAGAATCTTTTCTTTCCTAAATACTATGGTAAGACAACTCGTGGTTGTCTTGTTAATTACAATAATCATTGGGATTGTGTCCCAATAGGAGTAAAATATGAGCAATTTAGCTTTAAAACAATCTGCATTCGCAGGTTTAAAAAGAGACTTCGACATATCTCTTTCAAAAAAATTATGTCCACCTGTCCTTAATAATCAAGGACAAACCTTTGTAAAGAGAATCGTCACTTTAGTTGATAATATTATTGAGATTAAAGAAGGAACTGACGATGAATCTTATCAACCTAGAGAGCAAATTAATGTCATTTCAAATGTAAATGATTTAACGCCTTCTTTTAGATACAATGGTTGGTTACATGACCAAAGACCATTATCAGTTGAACCTTCAAAAAGTGTCAAAGGAAAGTATGTACTTCGTAGAGGATTTAACAGACTTACAACTGTAAGAGATAGATTAGGTTGGAGATATATCATTGTTGATGTATATGAACCATCTTCTAATATAACTGAAAATATACTTTACAAGTATCAAGATAACAATAATCATTTGCCTGGCGCAAAGAACAAAGATGTTGATTATGTCAAAGGTGCTGTTGAGTGGTTTGATACAACAGATGTTGCACCAGAAGATGATAAAGCAATCGTAAAATTTTTAACTGAAATAGTTAAAAATGAAGATGGTGTAATGCAAAAAACTAAAGAAGAAGTTGCAGACTATGTTCCAGTTTTAGATGACAATGATGTCGAAATTGGTAGAAGGGTTAAGAAAGGTTGTCTTCTTTATAAGTTTAGATTACAAAGAGGAAAAACTAAATCTTTAGTTTCATTAGATGGAACAAGTGCAAATAAGTTATTACATAGTCTGGGTATGCCATGGGCTGGTGATAAAGGATTACAATCAGATGATAATCCAACTATGGATATAGGATATGCATTTGAATCTACAAATAGTCTTCATAGGATTATGTGGGATGGTGCAAAGTATTTCCGAAAATACAGAAAACCAATATGGTTGTTTGGTTATGTTCAAAATCCAACTTCTGAAACTCTTGTGTCAGACAGACTAGCTTGTAAAGAGCATTATGAGTTCTTTCTCAAAGAATGTGAAACAAGACTGGGAGATATGGCCATGTCCATGGCAAATCCAACCAAGGCCTATGGTAATTGGGATGTTGATTGGAAGTATGATAGCGTATTTGTTTGGGGTGGATTTCTTCCTCAAGACAAATCAATTGATGAAGATGGTAATCAAAGAGAAAAGGGTATTTTAAGTCAAACCAATTTGTTTAACCTACATCATGGGATTAAGTCTCAAACTGGCCCATTAGCTGGTGGTTTTAACTATAGAGAGTGGAAAAACTCTCAAGGTTAATATGATAACTTTAATTGGTGGAATACCATGTAGTGGAAAGTCAACCCTCATGAGAGGGTTGCTTTCTCATTTACCTAAACCAAAACTAATAGAACCTATGAAACTTTTTAAGTGTCAAGAACATGATGACATATTAGTTCTTGGACAGTATCCAGAAGGAGAAACTTTTGGTGGTACTGATAAACTATCCCATGGTTCTATACCACAGTTTAGAGAGTTTATAACTATGGTTCAACCCAAATATAAACACATTCTAATTGAAGGGGATAGATATTTTAGAGGACAAGACATTGAATGGTTGGTTGATAACTATGATGCAACTGTTTATGTTCTCACTTGTGATTCTGATATAGAACACCAAAGACACAAACAAAGAGGAGATACCCAATCAGAGGTCTGGTTGAAAGGAAGAAGAAGCCAGATAAATAATATCTTGACGAATATGAATCTATTTGGTAAAATAGATATAGTAGAAAATAATAATCAAGAAGATAGTAAAACTTTGGAGAATAAAATATATGAATCCCTTTGATTTCGTAAATGCAGTAACCTTTACCAAGAAAGATATCATGGTAGATGATGTTGCAAATAAATCATATTCTCCATATCTCACTAACAAATCATTATCATATCATCAAGATTGTATAATGTATGTAAACGAAATGAACTCCAAATCTCATCTAGATTCGGCTCTTCAATTTCATTATTTCCTAAATACTTTAAGAAAAAGAAAAAGGTTTGCTAAATGGAGTAAACCAAGAGTATTGGAAGACATGAAAGTCATTGCAAAATATTATGATTGTTCAATGACCAAAGCAGAGGAATACTACAACATTCTTACTGCAAAGGAAATAAAGAAAATGAAAGAGAGAATGAAAACAGGTGGGAGACAGTAATGGACTATGACCTCTCCAACATGGTAGAGGTAGAGTTAAAAGAACAGGATGATTTTCTAAAAATCAAAGAAACACTAACACGAATCGGTGTTGCATCCAGAAAAGAAAAGATACTTTACCAATCTTGCCACATATTACATAAACGAGGTAAATACTACCTTGTTCACTTTAAAGAGCTATTCTTACTAGATGGTAAAGATAGTTCTCTTATCGACTCAGATATCGGAAGAAGAAATGCTATTGCAAACCTATTAGAAGAATGGGGATTGCTTAAAGTGTTATCTAGTAATCACAAAGACCCAATTGCACCAATGTCTCAAATTAAAGTTCTACCTTACAAAGAGAAAGGTGAGTGGGAACTTATACCAAAATACAACATTGGAGTAGTTAACAAGTAATGTTTCAAATACTAATGACAGTATTCAGAGTCCTTCTGAAAATTCCATATGTTAAGAATCATCCTAAAATTCTAGAACTGGATATGTACTTGGAAGATAAAATTGGCCTTGACATAATCAAACAAGAAGAAAAATGGTTTGAAAAACATCCTCTTCTTGCAGAGCGTATTACAGCTTTGGAAGAGGATTTAGATGATTTGTATAAGAAGGTTAACTCTAAGAAATAGAGAGTTTTATTACTTTATTTATCCTACCAGACTTCATAAGTCTATGAAAGTCCTCAAATTTTTGTTTCATTTTATTTATCATAGGGGTATTTATGTCACAAAACTGTCACATTTGTCATAGTTTTGTGACAATTTAGTTATATAGATTGTGATTGTTATAAATACACATACTATGCCAGTGAAATATAAAGATAGTCATGTACAATTTACTAGAGGTTCTCAAACCAAAAAAGTAATCCATCACTATATGAAAACTCAATCATTAAAAGAGTTGTTAGAATGTTATAATAATGATAACACGAAACCAAAACTCAGACAAAAAGTAAAGAACGAGTTGATTAGACGAAAAAATTTGGGACTAGTTAATATTATAACTAGGGACGAAGCTGGTAATGTATCTGAGTTTAAATAGAGGAGTATTAACTTTATGAAAATTCAATTGATTAAAGAATACATGAAAGGAAGACTAGGGGAGTTATCATCTTTAGATGGTACTGTTATAGTTGGAATCTCTCTCGGAGTACTTATACTTGGCCCAGTGGTCAAATGGTTGGCTTGGGCAGGACTTGCTTATGGAGCCTATCGTATACTCAAAGCCGACAGTTAATATCGAACTGACTGATTCTGCAATTTTACAATTGTTAGAAAGGACAGAAGATAAAGGTGTCTCTGAGATTAGACTAGGAATCACTGGTGGTGGTTGTGGTGGATATGAATACATATTTGACTACAACTCCACCAATGAACCCTCAGACCAAATACTAGACTTTGGTAAATTTACTATTCATATAGATAGTATGTCTAGACCATATCTTAATAATCTAGTTCTAGATTATGAAAAAAAGGGAATTAACGAAGAGTTCACATTTAATAATCCAAATGTTACTGCATCATGTGGGTGTGGTGTGTCCATGTCGTTTTAATTTGTCAATATTACCATTTTAAGACCTCTCCTATTATAAATACTTACGAACAGGAGAGATTATGTCTTTATTAGATTTTATGAGTGAAGTGGGTGTACCTATATTTGGTGCAGTTGTTATGGCATTCTTCATATTTTTAAGTATGAAGTATATCTTCGATTCTGTTATTGGACAGATAAAAAGTACTGAAAATATTATTAACATGTTGGAAACTCGTGCATCAGTCATGAATAACGACATACTAAAAATCGATTTAATGGTCAGTAGTGCATTGGAGTTAACTCCACCTATTGATAGGGTTGCAAGAGCTGAAAACTTTGTAGAGGATGGAAAAATCGATGCAAGACGAGATTGATGGAAGGGATTGCCAAGATAATAGCCGAGTTCGGATTTCCAGTTGCAATGGCACTGGGAATGGGATATTTCATTTATTTTACATGGAAATTTGTAACTGTTGAAATAAAACCAGCACTAGGTCGGATGTTTGCAAGTTCAATCAAACTAACTGACCAGCTAAGAATGTTAGACCAAGATATGATAAGATTACAGCAAAAAATTAATGTAGTTTTAGAGTATCGTGAGCGTCAAAAGTTCTTAGAAGAGGAAAAAGGAAAAGATGAAGGAAGAAAGAAGAATAAAAAATAGTTTAGAACTACTTGTATTAGTATTTGTTTTTCTTATTGGAATAATTGGATTAACACCAAATGCAAATGCAGACGAAATTAAACATAAGTTTAAGAATCCAAGCTTCAGTGGAATAGGAACTGGAGCCCATTATCTTACAATTGAAAACCAAGAGTTCACGCGTAAGAAACAAATAGAAGATGCATTGGAAGCTGCAAGAAAAGCTGCAGAAAGAGAAGCAGATAACACAACGCTTGCAAAATTTATTAGAAACCTTGAGAGCAGAATTTATGCTCAAATGGCAAAACAGCTAGTAGAATCTATGTTTTCAAATGATAACCCAGTAAGATTTGGGTCATTTGTTTTAGAAGGTTCAACAGTTACATATGAAGTTATTACAAACGAAGATGGAACAGAATTTATCAGAATGACTATTATAGACCAAGAAGGGTCTACCACAGTTATTGAAATACCAATAGGTACAGGTTATTTCGGTGATGATGGTACAGGTGATGGTTCTGGTGATGGGGGCGGTTAATGAAATGGTTGCTCATATTAACCCTATCGATACTCACAGGTTGTGCATCATTTCCTAAGTGGTCAGAAAGTCCAGCGGATTGTGCATACGAAACTGGGAAGTATGGTGATGGTTATAAAAAAGATTTAGTAACAGGTGTTGCAAAGGCATGGACTAGGAAGTACATATGTGTGGAAAGTCCTACAGCAGTAAGATTGCCTGCATACATTGATTTATTAAATTTACCACCAGCAAAAGAAAAACCAATAGTTGCAGTTTACAAATTCCAAGATTTAACTGGACAAAGAAAACAAATAGATGCATATGCATCATTCTCCACAGCAGTGACTCAAGGGTCAAGTGCAATGTTAATAGATGCATTAAAGAGTGCTGGTGGTGGTACATGGTTTAGAGTGGTTGAACGAAATGGTTTAGACCACTTAGTAAGAGAAAGACAGATTATTCGTTCTGCACGACAAGAGTGGGCAGATGCAAAGGACGAAGAAGCAAAAGGTATTGCACCACTTCTATTCGCTGGAATGATTATAGAAGGTGGTATTATTGGTTATGATACTAATCTTAAAACAGGTGGTCGAGGCGCACGAACACTTGGTATTGGATATAGTAAGCAGTATCGTCAAGATGCTGTTACAGTTTCTATTAGGGCGGTTTCAGTTCTAACAGGTGAAGTATTATTAAATGTCCAATCACGAAAGACTATCCTTTCGTATGGTTCTGGTGGCGATGTATTTAGATTCATCGAAGAAGGAACTCAACTCGTAGAGATTGAGGACGGCGTGGGAAATAATGAGTCAGTGACATACGCAACACGAAGTGCTATTGAGGCAGGAGTGTTGGAATTAATATACCAAGGACATGATAGGGGTTTTTGGATAATCGAGGAAGGACATAGACATCCACACCAAGTGGGAGATGTAAACGAACTACATGATTGGTACGATGAAGTTTCAGACATCACTGGTAATGATGATAAACCTTTCGAGGAGCTTAACGAAAATGAATAAAAAACTTATAAGTTTATCTTTAATAGGATTTTTGTCGACTATTTCTTTTTTCGCACAAGCGACTGATGATAATGAAATAAGAATAGACCAAGAAGGTGATACACTTACATTGCTCATTGACCAAGTAGGTTTTGGTAACAAAGTTGCCAACAACGCTGCTTCAGACGCAAAAATGGTTATCACAGGTACTACGCTTACAATTGATATTGACCAAATTGGTAACTCTAACAAGATATTCGGGCCTTTGATTGCCGACACATCAGATTTTGATTTGTCATTTACAGGTGATTCAAATATCCTAGATTGGAATATAGGTTATCAAGGGTCTGCTGACGATTCTGTTTATGATATTACAGTCACAGGTGACAGTAATACATGGGATTTAGACCAAGGTTATCAGTTTAGTGCGGAGCGACTAGACTTAGATATGACGATTTTAGGTAGTTCAAATGTCTTTGATTTAGACTTTGAATCGGATGATAATACATTTAATTGGGAAATTACTGGTGACAGTAACAACCTAAATGTATTGCAGAAAGATGGTGCTCATACTCAGACTGTAGATTATACAGGTGATGGTGGAGACATTGATATTAACCAAGTATCTGGTACATGTGTATCTGGTGCTGGTAATACATGTGCAACACCAAATTCTACAATCATCATGGATATAGATTCTGATAATGCAACAATTACTATTAATCAGAAAGATTCTGCTAACGACAGTTAGTCTATTTACTCTTATGGGGTCGGTTTATGCTGACTCCATAGGAGATATAGTCGAATCTACAGGTGTAGGTGGAATTGTAAGGAACAATGAAACCATACCTAATGATGTCGGTTCAGACATTGTTTTATATGATGAAGCACGAACAGTAAATGGTCGTATGTTAATTGAGTTCTTAGATGAAGAAGAACTTGCATTAACAGAACATACTAGAGTGTACATTGATGAAGTTTATTATGACCCAGACCCAAGTAAGTCTAAGATGGCAATTAGAATGGCACAAGGAACGGCTAGATTTGCTTCGGGCAAGGGTAATAAAATAAAGAAAGCAAACATACAGGTATCCACACCTACAGCACAGATTGCGATAAATGGGACAGATTTTACAACTACAATTGACGAGCTTGGTAGGTCACTTGTAGTTTTGCTACCAGATGATGATGGAAATGCATCTGGAGAAATAGTGGTAACAAATGAAGGTGGAGAAAGAATACTGAATCAACCTTACCAAGCAACTATGGTATCGTCTTTAGAGGCTCCACCAACAGTTGCAGTAACGATTCAAAACATCACACCTAGTATGATTAACAATATGTTTATCGTTAATCCACCACAAGAGGTCAAGGTTGCAATACAAGAACAAGCTGCAGATGACCTAGATAAAGACCAAGGCATACTTGATGTAGATTACTTAGAGTTCAACGATTTAGAAACAGATGAACTTAAAGAAACAGAGGAAGACTTAGAGTATTCTGCATTAGATATAGATGCACTAAATGTAAATCTATTAGTTGATGTACTAGATGTCATAGAGGCATTAGATAGGAAAGTAAGGGGTGCATCATCAGAAGGTGGTGGTACTGGTAGTGTTGGGACTTTTAGAGTTGATGGTGCAACAATAGGATTAAACAAAGACTCACAATACAATGTGTTTATTGAAGATGAGAAATTAATCTTCTTTAGAGATGTAAATGGAGTTATTGAAATTGCATTTGATAGTAATTCAAATGTATATTTCCAAACAATAGTAGAAGGATATGAGGGTGTAATCCTCATAGGAGATGGAGATGATTCACAAATTATTATTAATCAGTCTAATTAGTTTTTGTAGTTCAGTATTTGCTGGAGCTTCTGACGACAATCATATTCACATAGACCAAGTGAATGGTGGCGATGATTTTACTCTTACAATTGACCAGCTTGGTTTTGCAAATATGATTAGATTTTCTGCTGACCATGATGACAATACATTAGACCTTTTACAGTCTGGAAACAACATGTATATTGGATATACAGATGCATGGGGGTCTGGTTATAACTGGGGTGGAGATTTAGATGGACTCAGAAATGAAGTTGATATAAGACAGAAGTGTTCATACACACCTTGTAATGATACTGATTTTCAGTTTCATATCTGGGGTGATGATAACCAAGTTGTCTTTGGTCAAGGTTATTCTCTTAATAATAGTTTAACACCAACTTGGAGTTATGATAACAATGAGCCTGGTGGAAACTTTGTAAGATTAGATATACATGGTGATGATAACAAATTCAAAGGAAGTCAAAAACAAGATTCAAGTTCTATTGAACATTCTATAACTGCAAACATATATGCAGACAATACAGATGTATATGCTAGACAAGCACAGAATGGAAACAAAACTCTCAACTTAACAATCTATAGTGATTGGAGTGAAGTTGATATTAATCAAAGAGATAATGGAGCTCATACTGCAACAATAGTATTACAAGGTACACAACCAACAGACTTATTCTTAACTCAAAAGAGTGGTACAACCCAGACATATTCTCTAACACAAAATTGTGTCACCTCTGGTGGATGTAATGTATCGGTGACTCAAGGTAATTAAAGGGGTTATTTTGAGTGGAGAATCCCAAACCTAAAAGAGATTTTTCTACTCTTGTAAGAATGCCATACCAAGATGCAATTGCATTAGTACTCAGAACTATGGATTATCATTCAATGATGTCAATTCAATCAACAGATGACCACTACAAAGAATTTCACAAAAAACAACATCAAAGACTTATGGATTGGATGGTGGATATGAAAGACTATATAATAGAACTGGAAGAGGAATTGAATGTATAATTGGAAAACAGTTCTAATCACATTGGGTGTATTAGTAGGTTTAAAGATATGGTCACCTTACCTTGTAGATAACATTAAGTGGTCTTACTTTGATGTTCTACATCAACAGAAAGGTGAGAAACTAATAGAAGACATTGTACTTGTTGATATTGATGAGATGTCATTAGACAAGTATGGACAATACCCATGGCCTCGTAATATCTATTCAGATATCATGTTGGAATCACATTACACCAACACTCATGTATTCACACAAGTATTCAGTCAACCAGATAGATTTGGCGGTGATAGTAGATTTGCAGAAGGTCTTGTAAATAGATTAAGTATTCTATCTGCAGCTCCAACGAGTCAAAAGGATACTGGTTCTGCACCATATGTAAAGACTTCGGTCTTCGGTGGTGGAGATATTAAAGATTCTATCTGGAACTTTTCTGGTATGTCTGCGCCTATCAAAGTACTACAAGATAACACTTATGGTGTAGGAGTCACAGTAACCACACCACCTTTACCAGATACACCAAACTTCGATGGGACTGTTCGTTCTGCACCACTTATCGTATCTGCAAATGACCAGATATATCCATCGGTTGCACTAGAAACTCTTCGTGCATTTTATGACCAACCAAACTATCAAACCAGAGTAACACCAGAAGTCGGTATCGAATGGATACGAATGGGTAGACAACCACCTATAGAAACTACATCTACAGCTGATGTTATGATTACATATTGGAATAAGTTCCAAAGAGTGAGTGCATCGGAACTAGATGAATCATACCAGAACAAAATACTTATCTGGGGAATGACCGCGGAAGGATTTAACAATCCAGTTTCTACACCATATGGTGTCATGTATCCTCACGAAGTACAAGCTAACTTACTTCAAACTGTTATATCTGGTGATAGAATCCAGAATAATTTTCTTCTGGACTTTGTAGAAATTGTGTTGACTGTAATGGTCGGTCTTTTAGTATTGCTCATAGTATATCAATTCCCAACATACCTATCTGGTATTTCATCAATGACTGTAATCGGATTTTCAGTTGCAACCTCATATTGGATATGGATAGAAAACCTAATACTATTTGATGCATTGTATTCTGCACTTACAGGTTTACTTGTATTCGGACACGCATCCTTTAACAAATACTTTGTAACCTACAAGCTGAAGGAACAAATTAAAGGTCAATTTAAGAAGTACTTATCACCAGAGATGGTAGATAAGCTTGCAGAAAACCCAGAACTATTGAAACTTGGTGGTGAGAGAAAAGAGATGTCTTTCATGTTCATGGACATATGTGGGTTCACTCCAATAAGTGAAGCTTATAAAAACAAAGATGACCCAGAGGGATTGGTAGAATTAATCAATAGATTCTTAGATGTACAAACAAAAATCATTATAAATAATAATGGAACGATAGACAAATATATGGGCGACTGTATCATGAGTTTTTGGAATGCTCCCTTGGATTGTGAAGACCATGCAGAACTTGCCGTTAAATCAGCACTAGAGGTGTTAGACGCAACAAAGGATTTGAATGAAGAACTTAAACCTCTCAACTTGCCTCCTATTAATGTGGGCATTGGTATCTCCACAGGCGAATGCATCGTTGGAAACATGGGGTCAGAAATTAGATTTGACTATTCAGTCATCGGAGATGCAGTCAACCTTGGAGCTAGACTCGAAGGTCAAACAAGAAATTATGATGGGGTGGACTTGTTGTTATCGGAAAGAACTTATCAACTCTGTCCAGACAGAACATTCACAGAAGTTGATAGAATACAAGTTAAGGGAAAATCAGAAAAGGTTACAATTTTCACTTGTTGAACCAATCTCAAATGCACAATGGGCGTCATTCATTGCATTACAATTTGCAGACATCTACACTACTTACAAAGGACTTCAATACGAATGTGTTAAAGAGATTAATCCTTTAGTGGGTGAGACCCCTTCAATAAACAGAATGTTTTATACTAAGGTGATTATTCTACAACCAGCTATTAAATATGATATGGATAGAGGAAACCTTTCTCCAAAAGTTATGAGTGAAATGAACTTCTTAATGTCATTAGTAGTGTTAAATAATTATAAAGTTTGGAAACGAGGAGCTACAAATTGCAAGAAAAGAACATAGAAGAAAAGATTTTACAGGTAGTTAATCTATCACCAGACCCAATCATCTTACAAAAATTTGAACAAATGCATCCTATGAGAATGGTGTTTTGGGCATCAATAACTCAGATATGTGTATTAGGGTTTATGGCACTTTGTATGCAAATCATTCATTTTTTTACTTGACAAATAACAAATCAATGAGATAATAGATATATGAGATTATTAGAAAAGTCTTATGGGGAAGTTAGAATTTTTTCTGATAGACCCTTCGGATATAAGAGATATATCGTTGAAACACCAGAAAGTACACAGATATACTCAAGTTTATGGTATAAATGGGAAGAAATCGTAAAAATTGTTGAAAAAAACTTGATTTCTAAGAATTAATCCTTATATATACTATGTGGAAGTAAAAATTTAGGTTTTTAATTCCAAGGAGATAGTTCTCGTTAAACTCCTCTAGGGGATTATGTAATGAGACAATCTTCATATAGTATGAGTTGAAGTGGATAGACAGCTCGGGAACTGGGCAGAGAAATCAGAAATTGACTGCTTTTGCAGACACCAATGGAAATAAGATGGAATGCGAGGGGACTTCAAAAGAGCTTTGAAACTTCAACCCATACGCCTTTAAAGGAATGCTCACTGGGAGATTCCAAATACAATTTAACCTTGCTAAACACAGGAGGCACAAATGGTAAAATTAACTACGCTGGACTTACAGGAAATGTTAAAACTGACAAGTCCATTCTCAATTGGTGTAGATGACTTCTTTCGAAGAATAGATGATGTTCAAAGAAACAACAGTCAATCATACCCACCTTATAATATCACAAAAATTGATGACGAACACTTCGTTATCGAGATTGCGTGTGCTGGATTCGGTAAAGACAACATCGACATTACAGTTCAAGAAAATGAACTAAAAGTCGTTGGTGATAAAGAGAATCCAAATCCAGAGAGGATTGCAAATTCACATGCAGTTCACACTGGTATTGCAGCTAGGAAATGGTCAAGAAAATTTGTTCTTGCAGATGATGTAGAAGTTGGTTCTGCATCTATACAAGATGGTATTCTTGGAATTCCTATTACTAAGATTATTCCAGAAGAAAAGAAACCTAGAAAGATTTCTATTGGGGGTAAAAAATTACCTAAAGAGTTCTTAACAGAACATGGATGGGGATTTAACTCAAAATCTTAAAAATAAGCCATTGACACATCCCAATCTCGTGGTATACTAAATATAGTTGAAATAAAATTATAGAGGTATAATATATTATGTTAAATAAAGGAAACTTAAATGACCTCAACAATGTCATTTTTCCAGTAAGGAAAGATGGAGATTGGGATGAGGTTCACTTAGATAGTCTAATGGAAGATAAGACTATCGTGGTGTTTGGATTGCCTGGAGCTTTCACACCAACATGTTCAACCTTCCAATTACCTACTTTTGAAGAAATGTATGACCAGTTCAAAGAAGCTGGTGTAGACGAAGTTTACTGCACATCTGTAAACGATACATTCGTTATGAATGCATGGTTCGAAAGTCAAGGTATAACAAAGGTACAACCTTTACCAGATGGTAATGGTGCCCTTGCAAGACAACTAGGTCTTCTTGTTAAGAAAGAAAACTTAGGGTTTGGGTTTAGGTCTTGGAGATATGCTATGTTAGTAGTCGATGGAACAGTCGAATTAATAAACATAGAATCAAATCTTATGGATAACGCCACAGAAGACCCATACGAGCAGAGCAAACCAGAGGTATTCTTAGATGAAGTTAAAGACCACTTCGGTTTGAATTTTAATATAACAGATGATGATATGACTGAGAGTGAAATTCTTGGAGAAGAACCATCTGAAACAGAGGAAATATCATGATGGTAGAATACATTGTTGGAATACTTGCAGTAGCACTTGTTGCTGGTATAGTATACAAAAGTAATCAAGAAGAAAAGGTTGTTGTTAAATCAGCTCCTAAATCTTCTCCTAAACCTTCTACAGATAAACTTTCTAAGGCAAGATTAACTGCACTTACGAAAGCACAGTTAGCTGAGAAAGGTAAGGAACTTGGTGTTAAAGTTAACACTAGAGAAGTTAAGTCCAAAATAGTAAATCAGATTCATAAGGCACAGTAATGTCCCTTCCAAAATACAAAGTTGTCATCAATGCAAAAGATGGTGAGAATGGTATAGAAATAACTGAGGGTAAGTATGAAGGAGTCATATATACCTATGGTGAAGTTCAATTCCTTCCAGTAGAAGGAGAAGAAGCACCTACTATAAATTTTACTAGAGCAGTAAGAAAATGTCCAGAGGATATGGTAGACACGATATCAGATGATACAGAGTTTAATCAAATCATGGGTGACATTCTTATTGAAATGCTCAAAGAACAAGGCGACAATGCCGTGGAACTACTCAAAGATGAATATAAAGAATCCAAGTAAATTAAAAGAAGAAATCATAAGGGATGAAGGTATCGTTTATGCAATCTATAAAGACCACTTAGGTTATCCAACTTTTGGGATAGGGCATCTAGTAAAAGAATCTGACCCAGAATGGGGTCAAGCAACTGATACACCAGTATCAGAAGAAAGAGTGGATGAAGTATGGGAACATGACTTTGCAGAACATGTAGAGGAATGTGGAAAACTTTATCCAGATTTAGAAAATTATCCAGACGAAGTTCAAAGAGTTTTAGTTAACATGACTTTTAACATGGGTATGACAAGACTATCTAAGTTTCAAAACTTCAAGAAAGCAATTGAATCCAATGATTGGAAACAAGCTGCAGTTGAAGGAAGAGATTCTAGATGGTACAACCAAGTCACTAATCGTGCAGAACGATTGATGACAATGTTAGAGGAAGTATGAATATAAAATATTTGAAATTAGTTACTGGTGAAGAACTTGTAACAGAATATATTGATGAAGGTGAATCTACAGTTACTTTAAAACATCCTTTAGGGATTTTAATGAGTCAAACTGAAAAAGGATTTAATATTCAATTAGTACCTTATGGTTCTATGGCAGACAAAGATACAATCATTGTCAATCATAAGAACATTGTGTTCACAGCAGAACCAGAGACAAAACTTCGTAATCAATACGAGTCAATCACTGGACAAGTAATTACACCACCAGAACCAACTATTATTACATAATGAAACCAAAAATTATCAAAGCACTCCTTCTAAAATATGAAGGAATCATTGCAGAAGCAAAGATGAATATTGAAATCTATCTTGAAAAACCAGCAGGTATTGGAGAACATCCAGAGATACTAGAGTCTATCGACACGCAAGTAGCTAAGATTGCAGAGGCAGAAGATAAGATATCAACTCTACAAAAACATTTCGTTGACCAAAAAGTAATATAGTAGTATAATAACTATATGCACTTTTATACAAATGTCTACCAGCATAGAAATCTAATCCTTGTTCGTGAGTTCAAGGATGGAGAGTACATTCAAAAACAAGTACAATTCAAACCTACTTTCTATGTTCCAACAAATAAGGATTCATCCTTTCGTTCTGTAAGGGGACAAAACCTAGAACCTAAGAAGTTCAATTCTATTGCACAAGCACGACAGTTTCGTGAGAAGTGGAAAGATGTTGAAGGGTTCGATGTCCATGGAATAGAACGACATCCTTACGCCTACATTGCAGAATATTTCCCTCAAGATATTGAGTGGATGATGAGACATATTCGTATCATGAATCTTGATATTGAGTGTGAGTGTGAGAATGGATTCCCAGAACCAACAGAAGCTGCAGAAGAGATTAATGCAATTACCTTCAAGATGTTTGGTAAAGATACCAAGTATGTTTTTGGTACTCAAGCATGGGAACATAATGACCCAACAATCAAATACTTTCATTGTCAAAACGAGAAACAACTTCTCAAGACTTTCCTAGAAGAATACAAAAAGATATATCCAGACATTATTACTGGTTGGAATGTTGACCAGTTTGATATAACTTATCTTTATAATAGATTCAACAAACTATTTGGAAGTACAATTGCAGACCAGTTATCACCTTGGAACATTACAACAGTTCGTGAGTGGGATACATTTGGTAAGAAACAACAAGCCTATACTCTAACTGGTGTTGAGGTTGTAGATTACTTGCAACTTTATCAGAAGTTTACATTTAAAAGAAGAGATAGTTACAAACTAGAAAACATATCACAGGTTGAACTTGGTAAAGGTAAAATCAACTATGAAGAGTTTGGTGCAATGCATCTATTCTATAAGAAGGATTATCAAAAGTTCTTAGAGTATAATGTTCGTGATGTGACTTTGGTTGAGGAACTAGAAGATAAACTAGGATTGATGGGGTTACTTCTTGCAATGTCTTATTCTGCAAAGTGCAACTATCTAGATGCATTCAGACAAGTAAGATACTGGGATATTCTAATATTCAATAGACTTAAACAACAAAACATTATTGTTCCACCATCAAGAACTGGACAACCCAAAAAACAAAAGTTTATGGGTGCATATGTTAAAGAACCACAGGTTGGAATGCATGAGTGGGTCATGTCGTTTGATTTAAACTCTCTGTATCCTCATTTGATTATGCAGTATAATATTAGTCCAGAGACCGCTGTAGAGTCTTCTGATGTTAGTTTATCAGTAGATAAGATGTTGAATAGAGAAGTTGATGTACAGAGTCATTATGCAACAACACCTAATGGTGCAAGATTTAGTAAAAGAAAACAAGGATTTCTTCCAGAGATTTTAGAGAACTTGTATGATGAAAGGGTGTTGTGGAAGAATAAGATGATTGGGTATCAAAAAGAATTTGAAGATACAGATGACCCTAAAAAAAGACAAGAACTAAATCGACAAATTGCAATTGCATATAACAATCAGATGGTTCGTAAGATTTCTTTGAACAGTGCTTATGGTGCAATTGGTAATGAGTGGTTTAGGTATTTTGAGTTGTCTCTTGCAGAGGCCGTAACAAGTAGTGGTCAACTAGCTATTAAATGGGTCGAAAAAGCAGTTAACATGTACTTAAATACCATTTTAGGTACAGATGATGATTATGTTGTTGCAATTGATACTGACTCAATCTATGTACGATTCGATGAATTAGTTAAGAGTGTTCAACCAAAGAATCCTATTGAGTTTTTAGACCAAGTTGCAAATGGTAAGATGCAAGATGTAATCAATAAGTGTTATGAAGAACTTGCAGATTATACAAATGCATATCAGAACAAGATGGTTATGGGTCGTGAGGTAATTGCAGACAAAGGTATTTGGACAGCAAAGAAAAGATACATCCTTAATGTTCATGATAACGAAGGTGTTAGACTTGCAAAACCTAAACTCAAGATGATGGGTATTGAAACTGCAAAATCATCCACACCAGCTTGGGTTCGTAGTAAGTTGGAAGATGCAATCAAAGTTGTTATGAAGGGTGATGAAAAACTTGTACATGAGTTTGTTGATAATGCAAGAAAAGAATTTAAAGAATTAGACCCATATGAAATTGCATTCCCAAGAAGAGTAAACAATCTTATTGAATATGAGAATGCAGTATCAATCTACAAGAAAGGAACACCAATGCATGTTCGTGCTTCTTTGATGTTCAACCATTTGATAAGAGAAAAAGAATTAGATATGCAGTTCGAACCAATTCAAAGTGGTGAAAACATTAGATTTTTATATCTAAAAGTACCTAATCCACACAAAGAGAATGTCATTGGTTTTATAAATACTTTACCTAGGGAGTTTGAACTCCATTCCTACATTGATTATGATTTACAATTTGATAAGTCATTCATTGAACCTCTTAAATTGATACTTGAAAAAATAGGTTGGTCGACTGAACCTCAGTCGTCCCTAGAAGATTTTTTTAATTAATTAATAGGGGATGTTTTGTCTCCTTAAGGAGAGAAAATGAACCCACATATTTACAGAGCTGATATTACACGAGTGGTTGATGGCGATACATGTGATGTGACTCTACACTTAGGATTTGATATCTTATATAAAGGTAGAGTGCGTTTAACAGGAATTGATACACCAGAATCTAGAACTAGAGATTTAGAAGAAAAGAAATTTGGTCTTGCATCTAAACAATACTTCAAAGATTGGGCTGCAAAGTATGATTCAGTATTAGTAGAATCTACTGAGAAAGGAAAGTTTGGTAGAATACTTGGCAGAATTTATAACCCAGATATGTCTGAATGTTATAATGACAAGAGTATAGAAGACCACCATGCAGTAGTATACAATGGTGAAAACAAAGACCTAGTTGAACAACAACATCTTGAGAATAGAAAATGGTTGACAGATGAGGGATTGGTAGTATAATAGTATAACAAGTTGAGGAATATATTATGGATTTATTGAAAGACCTTGCAAAAGCAAGTGGTAATGAGTTAGCAGGAGTTGTATCTGATGGAATCGTGGCAGGTGATGTCGATGGTTACATTGATACAGGCTCCTATATTTTAAATGCACTAGTGAGTGGTGATATCTATCGTGGTATCCCATCTAATAAAATTACTGCATTAGCAGGTGAATCTGCAACAGGGAAGACATTCTTTGCATTAGGAATGGTTCAAAAGTTTTTAGATGACAACCCAGAGGGTAATGTTGTTTACTTTGAATCTGAATCTGCATTGACCCAAGAAATGTTAGAAGAAAGAGGAATCGATACAAGTCGTATTCTTTTAGTACCAGTAACAACCATTGAAGAGTTTAGAACTCAAGCAGTAAACATCATTGATGGATTTGATGCAAAAAAGAAAGGTGATGAGAAAATTTTCTTTGTTCTTGATTCACTTGGTATGTTATCTACAATCAAAGAAACAGAAGATATTGGGTCTGGTAAGAATGTCAGAGACATGACCAAGGCACAGGTTATCAAGGGTACATTCAGAGTGTTAACCTTGAAACTTGGTAAGGTTGGAATTCCGATGATAGTAACGAACCACACATATGATGTGATTGGTTCTATGTTCCCACAAAAAGAAATGGGTGGTGGAAGTGGTCTGAAATATGCAGCCTCATCAATCATCTATCTTTCAAAGAAGAAAGAAAAAGATGGAACAGAAGTTATTGGTAATATCATTCATTGTAAGAATCAGAAATCAAGACTTACAGTAGAAAACAAAATGGTCGATGTTCGACTTACATACGATAAAGGTTTAGATAGATATTATGGTCTACTTGACCTTGCATTAAAGTATGGTATCTTTAAACAAACTTCAACAAGAATTGAATTACCAGATGGTAAAACTCAGTTTGGAAAAACCATTAACAACAATCCAGAAACTTATTTCACACCAGAAATCTTAGACCAATTAAACGAGTGTGCAAAGAAAGAATTTAAATATGGGAACACTGATATTATCGTAGAAGAAGATGCAGAATAGAATAGAAGAATCAATCCTAAAGAACTTATTTGTTTCAGATACATTTACTAGAAAAGTAATCCCTTACTTAGAGGATGATTACTTTTCAGATAGGTCTGAACGATTAGTTTATAAACAAATCACTGAATACTTTATGAAGTATAATGAGTGTCCTACTCATGAAGCTTTGGGTATTGTTTTAAATGATTTGTCTGGTGTTAATGATGAAGAGATTAAGAATGCAATGACAGTTATAAATCAATGCAAACAAAACTCTGAGGAAACACCACATGACTTTCTTGTAGATGAAACTGAGAAATGGTGTAAGGATAGAGCAATCTATAATGCAGTTATGGAAAGTATTCAGATTATTGATAAGTCATCTTCCAGAGAGAAGGGTGAGATTCCAGATATTCTAAAAGACGCATTGTCAGTTTCTTTTGACCAACACATTGGTCACGATTTCATTGAAGACTCAGATGATAGATTTATGTCCTACAACACTGTAGAAGATAAATTACCATTTGACCTTGAAATGATGAACAAAATCACGAAGGGTGGTTTACCAAATAAAACCTTGAATGTCATTATGGCTGGAACAGGTGTTGGTAAATCACTATTCATGTGTCATTGTGCAGCTAACAATCTCATGATGGGTAAGAATGTACTTTACATATCTATGGAAATGAGTGAAGAAAAGATTGCAGAAAGAATTGATGCAAATCTTATGAATATTCCTATCCAAGAACTTTCTAATCTACCAAAAGATATGTATGATAAGAAAGTTAAATCGATTCGTGATAAGACAACAGGTAAACTAATTGTCAAAGAGTATCCAACCGCATCTGCACATACAGGACACTTTAGACACTTACTTCAAGAACTTAATCTCAAGAAAGACTTTCTTCCAGATATCATTTATCTTGATTACCTAAATATTTGTGCATCTGCAAGAATGAGAGCTGGTGCAAATGTAAACTCTTATACAATGGTTAAGAGTATTGCAGAAGAATTAAGAGGACTTGCAGTTGAGTTTAAACTACCAATCATGACTGCAACACAAACTAACAGACAAGGATTCACATCAACAGATGTAGGACTTGAAGATACATCTGAATCATTTGGATTACCAGCAACTGCTGACTTGATGGTTGCATTGATATCTACAGAAGAACTGGAAGAGTTAGACCAAATCATGGTTAAACAATTAAAGAACAGATACAATGACCCAACTTATTTTAGAAGATTTATAATAGGTGTAGATAGAAGTCGTATGAAGCTGTATGATACTGAACAATCTGCAACAGAAGAGTTACATGATTCAGGGCCTGCATTCGACAAGAGTGAATCTGGTCAGAGAATCTCTGGAGAAAAAACTGATGGATGGGATATATAAACACGAATGGCATGACCTAAACGATTCGTCTACATATTCAACTGTGTTAACATGTGATGCACCAGATGATGTAACATGTCTTAATGAAGAACTAGTAAGACTTATTGATTCAGATATAAACACTGGTGGTAGTAAAGAATCTATAAATGCTGGTCTTACTGGATTTACAGGTTGGAAATTCTTTAATGAAACTACAGACCATTTAATGAGTTGGGTAGGACATGTTTTAAAGAATTGTTATTTTCCACAAGACATGCAATTCTTACCAGTAATGACTCAAGTTTGGGGAATGAAATACGAAAAGAACGATGTATCACCAGCACATAACCATACACCATCAATAGTAAGTTGGACTTACTATCCTTACATAGAAGACTCAGAAAAAGTACAACCATTAGAATTATGTAAAACTCCAAATGGTGATATAGAATTAGACTTATCAGCATGTGCAGAACATGTTCAAGATAAAAGTAAAAACTGGGGTGAAGTAATTCTATCTATCCCACCACATACAGGACAATTAGTTGTATTTCCATCATATGCATACCATCAAGTAAAACCAGTTCTGGAAACTTATGGTAGATATTGTATAGCTGGAAATGTTGCACATGATTTTGATGCATCAACTTTAGTAAATGTCTAACTAATCCTTGACACACAGGTACATTTTTTCATATAATGGTAGTATGAAAAATGGAATAATAGTACAACAAAGGGGTGGAGACTTTCGTCTCATCGACATCCCTCTCAATTCTAAGGAAATGCAACTTGCAATGGATAAATCAGATAACCAAGACGCAAGTTGGTCACTTATGTGTGACAGTATCAGATACAGAATAGGTATCGATATCATAGGTAATTATAATCTAAGATTTATCATGATAAATGGTGATAAACGCCCTTTACATTAAGGTACATATTTTGATATAATATAGGTACAAATTAAGGAGAAAGATAATGGAAGCAAAATATTTAAATAAACCTCTAGGTAATGAAGACCTAGAAAATGCAGTGATATCTTTATGTAAAGATATTGATGATGAATACAAAAAACAATGGAAACATTACAACGAAAAAGCAAGTTATCATACTGCTGAAGTTGGTCGTTCTTACATTAAGATTATAAGTGTTGAAGACCCAAATTCAAACAGTTATCCAAAAAGGTCTGTTTGGGGTTTTATTAATTTAAAGAACAAAAAGTTCAAAGAAGGTGATGTTTTAAAATCTGCTGGATGGTCAACACCTGCTTTAAACAAAGCAAGAGGAAACCTTTTAGAACAAAGATATGTCATTCAAGGAATGAGAATTTATGGGCCAGACTACTTAAGGTAGTTGACTCATAGGTACTGATTTTGGTATAATGGTTATATAAATTGGAGATATAAATGGAAAAAGGACTACTAGTAACAACACAATATCTAGAGAATTATAATCTAGAAGGTGGGAACTATTGGAAGTTTAAAGGTGGCAAAGAGTATGTCATTTCATTTGGTGTCACCAAAGAGATTTATGAAGAAGATGCATATGGTAAGGGTGAACATTCTTACTACGAATGCCCAGAGATTTCTGAGGCAACTATACTTGCATTAATAAACCAATTAGGTAATGCATCTAGTACTGGTTATCAAGAGTTTGTCAAGGCTTGGGAAGTGGTAGAGTTTCCTTCTGCAATGACAAAAGAAGAGATTAAATGGATGGAAACAGACAAAGAGGCTTATGAATTGTTCAAAGCCATAAGAATGACTTGGAAAGAATTGGAAACCCAAGTTAATCAAAAATTTCAAGATATGCTTGAAGAGGAGATATAATGGAAAATATACCAAAAAGAATTTTTATAGATATGGATGGAGTCTTATGTGATTTCGCAGCTGGTTGTGGTGAAATGTTAGGAAGACCTTTAACATCAGATGATTTTGGTCATTCTGAGTATGATGAAAGGAAAGAAGAACTTACAAATAAAAGATTATTTGCAAAATTACCACCTATGGTAGATTATCATGAGTTAATTGGGTATGTAAAACATACTGGATTACCTTGGGAAATACTTACAGCAGCTGGTTCAATAAACAGGAATGTGGTAGTTTATGATAAAAACGAGTGGATAAAGCAGTATGTAGACCCATATGTGGTTGTAACATGCACTTATAGTGGTAGTCAGAAAGCAGTTTTTGCAAAAAAAGGTAATGTTTTGATAGACGACAGACCCAAAAACATTGAGGCTTGGGAAGCAGCTGGTGGTATTGGTATCATCCATAAGTCTTCAAAACACACTATTGAAGAGTTGAAGAAACTTAGAAGCCCACTAAAATTGGTAGAAACAGGGGCAGAAAATGCATAAATACTATAATAAGGATTATTATCCTAAAATTGGTGAAGACGCTTTACCATGGTTAATGTATCGAAAAAGAGTGAAAAGAAATAGATTCGTAGTGAAGATGACACTCTTGGGAATGGGAATTATAACATGTCTAATGATAATGGGAATAAGTCAGGCACTTTAACAGGAAATGCCACAGTTGATATACTTCAAAGGAAAGTTACTTTGAAGAAGGAACTCATTCATCTTAGAAAACTCAAAGTTAATGAAGAAAGACAAACTCAACTTCAAAGTCAAATTGAAGAGTATGACAATCTTCTAAAACAACATAGATTGAAGAAATAACCCAGTGAAATCGTAGGGAAAATAACAGAGTCGATTGGTGTCCTTCCGCTCGGATAAAGTTAGGAAAATATTCACATATAACTAACAGAGTAAATTACCACTAAGGGAACATTTGCAAGTGTTCCCTTTTTTATTTGCATAAATAGTAATATGCAAACATTTTACGAACACCTACAAGAAGATAATTCACCAATTGATTCCCTTGGTCATGATATGCCTATATCATCTAAAAGGAAGAAACAGTTAGCAGCTGATAAAGGACTGTTTGAAGACTTTCCAACTAACACATGGTCAGATTATAATCCAACAACAAATTCATCTATTCATACAAAACAAGAATTGAAGATTCTACAATCTTATGAAATCTATCGTGATAATGCTGAAGATTTTATGAAGTTGGTGGATACTAAGTTATTCAAACCATTTGAAGATTATTATAAGAAACATAACTTACCTTTAGAAGATATAGAAGAATCTAAGATATTAAGAGACCAATTTGCACCTATTGTTCTACAACTTAAAATACACTATAATAGGCCAAGACCACATAAACTTGCAAAAGCACTTACATTCTTTCGTCAAGCAAACTTCAATGTGTATCCTCTAAAGACAGCAGAGACACCATCATATCCATCTGGACATGCAACAGAAGGTAGATTTGTTAGTCTATATCTTGCAGATAAAGTACCATTTGAACATAAAGGTAATATAAAGAAACTAGGAGACGATATTGGGAACTCTAGACAAATAGCTGGAGTACATTATCCTTCTGATACAGAATTTGGTCATCAGCTTGCTGGTGCATTCTATACACATTACAAAGCTAAAATGGGTATAAAAGAATCTAATCAATCCTTTCATGACATAGACCAACTAGATGAAGCTGCTATGAAACCAAATGGTTCAGACTTATTCAAAAGAAACAATAAGGATGAATTTATAAAAAAGGGAAGTAAAGGTGAGTTAGTTGACATGGATGGAAACACCTTAAAAATAAAAAACAATGATGCATGGATTCGTCTTAAAAAGATAATTAGTAATGCAAATGATAACGAAGATTTAGACCCATCTTGGAAAGATTTACACAAAGATGCATTTGGAGTAATTCATTCTAAAGTAGATAAGGGTGCAAATGGATTCTCTACAGTCAGTGGAAGTAATCCATCTGGTGAAGATTGGGAGTCTATCATTGCAGTTGCAGTTAATAAAATAAAAGGTCATAAATGGAATCAAGGCCCAGAGTGGGATAGGGCAGAAAAGTATTGGGGTGAGTGGGAAACTCAAGGTATGAAACTTGGTGCAGACTTTATTAAGAAACTTAAAGTATCAAAACTAGAACAACTTGGTGCATCGACACTTCCTATATCCAAAGAGTGGAAAGGAACAAATAAAACACCAAAGACAGACTTGATAGATGATAAAAAGAAAATATCACTAAAGAAAGCAGGTGGTTCACAACTAATGTCAGCTGGTAAAGATGAGGCAATATCTACAGTAGAGGCTGCAATGAAGATGTATTCTATTGACTCAAAAGGTAAAAAGAAAGTAGATACAGTCTTAGACAAGTTAGAAAACAATATGGTAAAATTATCTTCTGCTCAAACTGTTAAAAGTATTGATGATATGAGAGATAAGAAAAACCTATCTCCAGCAGATAAGAAGAAAATTGCAGAACTAGATAAAGGTAGAGAATTGCAAAATGAAATAAATGATGAAATGGAAAATCTTTTTAACTCAGAACAATTGATGAAAGAATTCTTTTGTTGGGAAGCTGCAACTGGAGAAACAAAGTTTGGAAAAGATTCAAAGGGTGTTCCTAATTCTATTGTAACCTTTAAAGAGAGTGGTATAATAACAGATATCCTACCACTAAACTCACCTAGTCAAGCAGGTAAAGTGCTTGCAAAAGGTAATAACTTTTATGTATCATTTAAGAGTTCATCTGGTTCACCACCATACCTTGCATTAAGAACTAAGAAAGTAAGACTACAAACTAATTCATATCAACCTACATTTGCAGAGATTATACAAGAAGAATGTGCAAAAGAAAGAGTAGGTATGCAAGTATTACATGAAGGTAAAGTAGAACAGTTAAATGAGTTTCAGATGTTTAGTAGATTAGTATCTAAGGCAAAGAATCTTGCATCTTCTATAAAGAACGCTGCAAAAAGAGTTCTCGATGCAATTCTAAAAAGATTGAAAATGGCATTCGATTGGATTAAGAAACAAGGTGCAAAACTTATGAATGCAATGTTAAATTTTTTCGGACTAGATATTAAGACAGTAAAAGTTACAGGGGGTGGAAAATATCCACTATAAGTATGAAGAATTTTAAAAGATTTATAACAGAAGTAAAAAGTCCAGGCTGGTACACTGCCTTACATAGAAAACAAAAAGGTATGTTCTATAGAGGAGAAGACCCAAGAACTAGAAGGTCTGGTGCTGGATTGGGTGCATTAGGAACTGGATTATATCTTACTTGGGAAGTGGGTATGGCAAAAGCATATTCTAGACTTGCAACAAAAGGTTCAGTTGTAAAATTCAAAGTACCATCAAATCTAAAAATTGCAGATGCATATGGTAAAGATATGATGGATGTAAAAAAGAAAATGGGTATAGATGGATATTCTGCTGACCCTATGTTTGCAAAAGCATTAACATTTGAATTAAAAAGAATGGGATATGATGGTGTAGTCAGTGATAAGGTTGCAGAAGGTTTAGTAATCTTTGACCATGCAGTTAGAAAAGTTAAAAAGATGGGAACACTTAACTTGGATGAAGGTAAAGGTGGTGCAGCTGCTGGTAAGTTAGAACTTATAAGAACAGCTTTTGAAAAAGCAAAACAGTATGTAGAAAAAATGTATCCAGATTTTGATATAGAAAAAGAAATACCCAACTTCAAAAAGAACTATGAGATTGCACAGAAACTTGCCAAGGGTGGTTTTGCACAAAGAAAAGATATGCCTGTAATAGATAACAGAGACATTAAACTTCTTCAAAAGAGATTGAAGAGTGGTGCAATTGACATTGCAAGACCTTTTGCAGATAACGAAGTTCCAGACGACCCATTTCCTCAAGGACTAGATAAGACAATTGGAAAGAAATGGGTTAGTGGTGGACTTGCAAAGAATGATGGTAATGCAAAAGATGATATCGTTGATGTTAAAATTAAGCAAGTTGCAGTTGGTAATTTAAAACCCATTCAAAGTCAAATCTATTTTGATAAGTCAATTAAAAATGTTGCATCGTTTGGAGCTCAAGGAACTAAAGATTTTTCTGCATCAAAGAATAATTTTTATGTTATATCATCGGATAACAGAATTATAGATGGTCATCACAGATTTTTATCTGCTGTATTAGTTGACCCTAAGATAAAAGTAACTGCATTAGAGATAGATTTACCAATTAAAGATTTATTACCTTTAACTCTTTCATATACTGATGCAATAGGAAATGTGAGAAACAAATAATGGCAAGTCCAAATGTACATTTAGAACATATAGAAGATGAGATATTCAATAATGGTATTGATGGTGGTCGTGCATCTATAAACTTTATTAGGTCACTTCGTGATATGTTATCATCTGGAAGTTCAAGAAGTACCAATGTAACTGTTAAGTGGGATGGTGCTCCAGCAATATGGTGTGGAACTAATCCAGAGTCAGGCAACTTCTTTGTTGCAAAGAAAAGTTTATTTAGAAAAACAGGCCCTAGGTTCTATGAGTCTATCAAAGAAATAAATGATGCAGATGATTTATCGGAAACACTTAAAGATAAGTTTAAAGCATGTTATACTAATCTAAAAGATTTAGGATTTACAGAGATACTCCAAGGTGACTTGATGTTTATCAAAGGAGACCTAGAAAAGAAAAAAATAAATGGGGAAACATACGAAACCTTCGGCCCAAATACTATCACCTATGCAGTTCCTTCTACATCTAACCTTGCATTAACTATGAGAAAAGCAAACATAGGTATTGTGTTTCATACAACATACACAGGTGACTCATTATCAAATCTAAAAGCATCTTTCGGTGCAAACATATCTAAACTCAAGAGTTCAAGTAAAGTCTGGATGGACAATGCAGAATACAATGATGTATCTGGAACTGCAACATTAACTAAAAAAGATACAGCAGAATTAACCAGATTAATGTCCAGAACAGGTAAGTTATTTGCAAAGATTAAGAAACCAGCCCTTGATGCATTTCTTAAAACACAAAGTGAAATGGATGCTGGGTTTAGTTATAAAACATATCATAACAGTAAAGTGAGAGAAGGTGAGAACTTCCTACGACTAAACTACAAGAAACACGCAGATGGATACTTAATTTTCGTTAAAGAGAAGTGGGATGCAAAGATAGATAAGCTTAAAACTCCTTCGGCAAAGAAAGTAAAAGAAAAGAACAAGAATATATACTTAACACAGATTAGAAAACAATTACCAACACTTAAGTTGTTAGTTGAGTTTCAAGCATTAATAAACTATGCAAAGATTAAGATATTATTTAAGATAAACAAAGCAAAACAATTAACAGACATGTTTGTCAAAAAAGATAATGGTTTTGATGTTGTCGCACCAGAAGGTTTTGTTGCAATTGACAATAATCTTGGGGGTGCAGTAAAGTTAGTAGATAGAATGGAATTCTCACTAAATAACTTTACAGTCCAGAAAGATTGGGACAAATAAATTATGGAGATATATTATGTCAAATTCGTTGAGGAATTTTGGAAAATCTGGTTACAGATTTGATAGTGAAAGTTTAAAAGTTATAGCAAAAGACGAAAAGGGTCAACCTTTTCAAATACCAAAAGATGTCTTAGAATTCGAAGGTAATACAGTTTTCGAAAGATGTCATCCAACCTTTATTTCTAAAAAAAGAAAAGTCATACTTACATGTCCTCGTAAAGTAGGACATTCGTCAATTCGTTTTTATCTAAACTACATGAATCAAGAAGAGGGTGATGATTGGACTTGGATTGAAGATAATGACAGAGACCCAAGAGAATTTTTAGATGAAAATGAATATCTAGAATTTATTGATGATTTGTTATCAGATGACAATAGAATCAATCTTAAATCCACAGAAGATGTAAAGAGTCTAAAGAAACAGGAAACTATTAATCATCCAGTTGATTTTAAAGCAGAACTAGTATACAATAAAGATAAAGAATCTATTGATAAACTATTTGGGGCCCCTAATGATATTACTTGGTCTCAAGCGTTTGTAGGTAGAGCAACTGAACATAGATATTTTCCACCATTTCAATTAATAAAACCTTTAAAAGATTATACTTCATACCTAGTAGTAAGAGACCCTTGGGATAGATTTATCTCTGGATTGATTACAGAAATGGATAATGGCCTTATGAATCCTTGGAAGTATGATAAAAATGCAAAAACAGAAGAAGGTTGGGAAAAATTATATAATGCATCTAAAAGAGTATTATACTTTACAGAACCAGAGTATTTAACAATTGGTGGTCTAGATGGGCCTCAAGCAAACCACACCTTTATACTTTCAAGACCTTTATATAAAGGTAAATCAATGTATGACATATACGATAAGTTAATACATTATAAACATGAAATAGAATTTGTAAACAACAATGGTAATCTAGAGGTAGATACTTCTAAAGTTAAAGATATAGGTGTACTTGATAAATTACTTGAATTGGGTTTTATAAGTCAAGCTGCAGTTACAAAATTCCATGAGGGTGAATCTCATAATATGTTTCAACATACACATGTCAATATCACTCCACATATCAGACAACATGTTATAGATGAACTTCAAAAAGATGAAGACATGAAAGAATGGTGGGATAGGTGTCGAGAAATAGTTGATTTAGAATATTCACACCTTAAAAACAATCAACACAAATTTTAAAATACATAAATACTTGTATGAAAACTTTCAAAGATATAGTTGAGATAAATTCACAGACAGCGGTCTTTGCATTTGGTAGGTTTAATCCACCAACAGCAGGTCATCTCAAACTTGCAATGAAAGTAAAACAGGTCGCAGGTTCAGATGATGGATTTATCTATACAAGTCATAGTCAAGACCCAAAGAAAAATCCATTGGATTATAGAACCAAAACAAAGTTCATGAAACTCTTGTTTAGACCAGCAAAAGTGACAGTATCGACATCTAATTCAAGGACTGTTTTTGATGTGGTTGTTGACTTATATAACCAAGGATACAGAAGTGTAAAGATGGTTGCTGGTTCAGATAGATTAAGAGAGTTTGAGAGTCTACTCACAAAGTACAATGGTGTGAAAGGTAGACATGGTTTCTACAACTTCAAGAGCATTAATTTAGTGTCTGCTGGAGAAAGAGACCCAGATGCAGATGACATATCTGGTATGTCTGCATCTAAGATGAGAGCAATGGCTTTCGATGGTGATGAGAAGGGATTTACTTCTGCATTACCAAGAACTTTTAGACAAGGAAAACAATTATATAAATCAGTTAGAAAAGGAATGGGACTCGCAGAAGAGTTTCATCATATACCAGAGTACATAAGAAATGATATCGGAAAAGAAATACGAATCACTACTTGAGGGAATAAACGACCCAGGCGTGTTTAAGGCTGTCTTTATGGCAGGTGGGCCTGGTTCTGGAAAATCCCTTGCAGCCAAGAAACTTGGTTTTACAACTATGGGTTTACGACCAGTAAACTCAGATTCATCATTTGAAAGAGGTTTAAAGAAAGCAGGTCTTTCTCTTAAAATGCCAGAGGATGAAGAAGAACAAAGAGATGCAATCAGAGTTCATGCAAAAGCAATTACAGGTAAACGACAAGAGATGTTTATTAAAGGTCGGTTAGGTCTGGTTATTGATTCAACTGCAAGAGATATCAAAAATGTTTTAAAACAGAAAATCTTATTAGAAAAAATAGGTTACGAAACTGCAATGGTATTCGTAAATACTTCCTTAGAAACTGCATTAGATAGAAATAGAGAAAGAGAAAGAAGTATACCAGATAAGATTGTAAAAGACAATCATGCAAAAGTTCGTTCAAACATGGGTAAATTACAGAATGCATTTGGTCGTGCAAACTTTTTTATCATTGATAATGATGGTGATGTATCAGATTTAAATAAGAATACAACTAAAGTATTTCCTAGACTACAATCTTGGATAAAAGGATTTCCAGATAATAAGATGGCACAAGCATGGAAAACTGCACTAACAATGAAACCTATGAAAAATGTTGCACTTGCAGCTGAATACGAACATCCAGCAGAAATGGAGAAAAGGTTAGAAATGAAAGAGCAAACCATTACAGAGGCAGTATTGAATGTTACTGTAGACCCAAACAGAGATATACCAACTACTCGACCAGCACAACAGGCTGCATTTAAAATCGTAGCTATTGCAAAGAAAGAATATGGATTAAAGGCAGTGGCCTTGGATAACCATGTAAGACTTCAAGGTGTAAAGAGAAATATTGATAACTTCCAAAAAGACCAAAGAATTATCTCTAAAAAAGTTAAAATGAACATTGACAATCACGATAAGACCACTCCACAAATAGACAAAATGTTGAATAAAGAACTTAAGAAAAAACATGCATTGCCTGAAACTAAATCTTATAATTTTAAAAAATTTAACGAAGATAGAGCAACTGATGCACTTAAACAAAAGCAACAAAGAGAAAAAGAACAGCTTAAAGACAAACATGATAGAGAAAATGACAGAGATAGGTTGAGAATTACCAGAGATAAAAATAAAGAATCAGGCAATCAACAAGATGAATCAAAAGATGTATCTCCAGAAGTCATGAAGACCAAAGAAAAGATTTATAAAGACCTCAAAAAGAAAAGAGAGTACTTTGAAAAAGAGTATGGTGAAAAGGCAGATGAGGTCATGCATGGTACAGCAATGAACATGGCAAAGAAACAACATAAAGTTGCAGAAGGTAAATTCCAAACAGAACTATCAAGACAACTACAACTTGAAGTACTTTCAATGCAACAAAGAAGAAAGATTGGTATGAGAATGAGGAGACTTTCAAAGAAAATTGCAAGAGCAAAAGAAAGAAAGAAAAAGAGAATGAAAGACCCAAGAGCTCTTAAAACCAAAGCACAAAAACAAGCAAGAGCAGTTCTATTTAAGAAAATGTCTGGTGGTAAAGCATCTGGTGACTTATCAATGGGAGCTAGAATTGCAATAGGTAAAAAACTTGATAAAAAGAAGGGTGCAATAGCAAAACTTGCAAAAAAACTTATGCCTAAAGTCAAAAAAGCAGAAATTGAAAGATTAGCTGCATTTAGACAGAAACAGAATCAAAAAGATAAACAGTAGTAGAATTACTGATATATATAAATACTATAGGAAAGATTAAACAGGAGACCACAATGTCAGATATACAAGACAGATTAAAATTCAACAGTGGGACTGATAAAGTCACAAAATCTGTGGCAGACGCGGTCTCGGATGTACTTAATTCTGGACAAGCACCTCAAACTCGTATGGAGAAAGCAGCTGCATTACATAATTATCCTTTACAGGATAAACCAGAAGTTGCAGAAGCATTCACAAAAGAACTACAAGAACTTAGAAAAGCAGTAAATGATGATAAAAAACAATTCGTCATGGCTGCTCGTAAAGCAAAAGCTGATGGTAAAAAAACCTTCGTGTTTGCTGGTAAAGAATACCCTTGTACAGTTGGTGAAGAAACAGTTGATGAAACTAATAAAAACGACAAATCAGATGATGGTGAAGGGTTAGACGCAGTTCAACCTAAAGCTGTTAAGAAGAAGTTTAAAGACAGAAAGGACAAGGACATCGATAACGATGGAGATACAGACGATTCTGATAAATTCTTGCATAAGAAAAGGAAAGCAATTTCTAAAGCAATGGATAAAAAAGAAGATGCATCTGAAACAAAGTATGATGCAAGAAGTAAGTCCTTTAAAGAAACACTTCGTAGACTTGGATATGTTAAGAAAGATTCATTAATTTACGACAACAAAAGAAGCGGAAAATAATTATGTCATATAGAGATGTCAAAACAGTTCGTTCTGTAGCAGATGCATACAGGTCTATGTATGTGAAGCCTAATGAAGATATATTAAATGAAGAATTGATTGACGCTCTTATTGAAGATGTTCGTGAAGAAGAAAAAAATCTTCAAGAAGGAACATGGGCAATACCAGATTCATATAAAAAACTATACAATTTACAAGTAGCTTTTTTACAGATGCCATCAAAAGCTAACCCAGCAAATGCAAAGAGAATGGCCAAACAGATATACCCTTTATTTGGTGATGATTCGTTCTTTGATGATTTACTAAGAGTAGAGTTGGGTAAAGATGGTGCTGAAAAAGATGATTTAAGAAATTTAATAGTCAAACATTTAGAACCTTGGGGTCTTAAATTTAAGAAAGGTTCTAAATATCAAATTACACATGCACCAAAATCTTGGTTAGATAATATGACTAGTAATCCAGCTGAATCAGTAGATGAATCAGCTAAGAAGAGAATGTCTTCTAAATTCAGAGTTAAAAAACTACCATCTATTAAATTCTCTTTTGATAAAGATAAAATTGATGAAAGAGTCAGTGGTGATGATACTCCAATGTCTATGATGGTTCATAGTAAAGATTTAGATGTCTTTAAAAAGTTAAAAGTAATTGCATCAAAAGCTGGAGTTAAACTTGCAAAAGAACTTAAAGGAATTAAGGTTACTGGCCCAGTAAAAAGTTTAATTAGATTTACAGAACTAATGAGTAAAGAACCTTCATTCAAAAAAGAAGCAATGGGATTCCCTCATATAGAAATTAATGAATCAGTTAAGTATGATGAAAATATACTTAAGTCAGTTAAAGACATATATGCATCATTAGAAAAATTTGGAATAGAAGGTGGCATTGTAGAAGATATTGACGAAGCATTTTCAAAGAAACCAAAAAGTGGTGCAGAAGTTGCTAAGATGATGATGAAGAATAAAGCAATGAAAGGTTTTGCTAACAAAGTTAAGAAAATGAAAACAGTTACCGCTGTTCAGTTAGATAAAATGTTGCCAGATTATGTCTCAGGCGGAGATATTCATGCAATGTTTGAAAAAGTTAAAGATGGTAAGTTAGACCCACTATCTAAAATGGGTAAATCTAAACTTACTGGTGCAGAAATACAAAAGTATTATAGAGATAATCCAAAACAGAAAGCAGCTGCAAGAGATAAGTCAGTTAAGAAAGCAATTGAACTTGCACTTGATTTAAGTGGTGCAACTAACTATGCAATCAAAGAAATAGAGAAAATCAAAAGAGGTTTATCTAAACTACCAGCAGTTAAACTTGCAATACAACATGCAAATGAAGAAAAAGAATTTACAGGTCATCATGTAGTTATTGAAGCATTAAGTTCAACTGATATGATTAAGTTAAAAGCATATGGTAAAATGTTAGCAAAAATTACTAAACTACCATTTGATGAAAAAACTCCAGAAAAAAGTATTGATAAACTAATGGGTCAAATTTGGAAACAAAAACATAATCCATCAAATTGGGAAAGACTTCATAAGATGGTTGGTATGATGAAAAGTATCGGTGTTAAGATGCCTTCTCTAAAAGGTAAGTACATGGGATTAGACCCAGTAACTAAGAAAGCAATATTCTATACAGAGGATACCAATGAGTTAATAGAATGGCATCAAAAGATAGAAGACATCAAAGAAGATATTGAAGAAATTGTAGAAGCACAAGAAATGAAAGATGCAGATGTAAAGAAGATTGCACAAATGACAGACAGAAACGACCACAATGGTTCACTAATGCACCTTGCAAAACTTCTGGGTGATAGAAAAGCTGGTGAGGCATTGAAAGGTATAATGCAAACACATAAAGCATTAGGTCATATGCCAAAAGGATTGATTGATACTAGAATGGCAATATTCGATGACCTTATGAAGCAATCTAAAAAGAAATATAGAAATCATTCTGACATCTACAATGCATTGTAGGAGTCACCATGCAGACTTTCAAAGAAAGAAACTATAAAAAAGAATACGAAAACTACCACTCAAAACCAGAACAAAAGAAACGAAGGGCTGGTAGAAACAAAGCACGAAGACAACTAAAAGATACCAAAGGTATCGTTGGTAAAGATGTCCATCACAAGGACAATAATCCTATGAATAACGATAAATCAAACCTTTCAGTGGTAACACAAAAATACAATAGAACTGAACCTAGAAGAAGGAAATCAGTTGGTATGTCAGAAGTAATGCAACAAGAAGCTCGTGCATTCCATGACTTCGGTGCAAACAGTCCAGCTGCAAATAACAAGATAAGAGATATTGCAAACAAAGCTAAAGACTACAAAGATGCAATAGATAAAATAACAAATCATGCTCAAGGAACTTCTACTGCAAGTAAGAAGTTTGCACAAGCAGTTGGTGCTGGAAAATTTACAGACTGGAGTCCAGATAAAGACATTGCACAAAATGTCAAAGACTTTATTCAACAAAGAGATAGGGTTAAGAAATTAGGCCCTCGTGCAAATGACCCAGATGCAAACCTTCAAGTACAACTTAAAGGTGCAGAAGATTTAAGAACTGGAAGTGATATTACATTAGATGATGGTAAAAAGATTAAAGTAACTCAGAAGAATGCAAAGATAATTAACATGGCATTGGGTAGAGTAAAACCACAAATGAGAGTACAATTAATAAAACTACTAGGAAAGAACAAACAATCTTTCATGAAAGCTCTTGGTGCAATTAAAAGGAGTCTGGCATAATGGCTTTAATTAACGAAGGTCAAAGAAGTAATGTATCTCTTGCAGATGCAAGAACACACCTTTCTG